TTGTTCAATCTCCCTTATAGCATTCGCGCCTGACAGATCTCCCAATTCGGTTCCAGTGGCCTTCTCGAAATCCTTCGCCACATTGAAATCAAAGACTTCTCCGAAGTCCCGGAGAATATCTGAAACTGATTTCGCAACTTGATCTGCTGCTGCCTGGAATCCTTGGGGCTGCAAGGCCAGGAGAACCCGATCCAAGCTGTCTTCAAAGGCAGCGATGTCTTCCTCAGATGGACCCCCTCCGAAGAGGCCTCCCACAAATCCCCCGATAGCAGATCCGACAAAGCCTCCGACTGGCCCTCCGAGAGCTGTCCCGATCCCTCCCCCGATGGCTCCCCCGATCTTCCCTCCTGTGGATCCCCCTCCTGTGATATCGGCGACAAAGCCTCCGCCAACAGCGCCAAGGCCGACTCCGGCAGCGATCTGCTGCCCCCTGGAGATCTGCCCTCCCTCAGAGAGAGTCTCAAGGAGATCATCCAGGCCCAAGGCATCCGCGACCAAGGCCCCGGCGATCTCAGAGGCCAGCTTTGTGAAGATGTCGAGAATCCCATCAGCCATATTCTCAAAGCCTTCAAGTCCATTCTCAACGACCTCATTGAATCCTGTCGCAAGAACAGATTGGATCCCCCGAGCAGCCGCCTCATATAGCTCCGGGAGCTTGCTCCCCTCCTCCAGCGTATCATTCAGTTTGACGAATTCAATTCTGAGATCTGTGATGCGATTGATGAAGGCAATCGTATTGATCAGCTCCTCTCCCTGCTGTGTCTCCCGAGCCTGAGCGATAGCGACAGCCCTCCCAATTTCAACATTGAGGAGAGCCTGAGCCTCAGCCCCTTCCTCAACAGCAGCATTGAGAGCCTCCTGATTCGCTATCTGCCGAGCCCGATCCGATCCCAGGAGGGATTGCTCTCGCTCATCAGACAGCTGAATGAAGGCTGCCCTCTCATCGAAGAGCTGCTCAGTCAATCGATTCGCTGTCGCAAGCTCCTCTTCCTGGAAATTCTTCAGATTCGCAGAGAGCTGAGCAGCCCTCTCCAACTCGACATTCAGGAGAGCCCGAGCCATGCTGCTCTCTCCAATCGCTCCATTGAGAGCCCTCTGCCTCTCAATCTGCTCCCGCTGCCCTTCCTCCCGAGTAGTCTGTTTTTGAGCTTCGGCGAGTTCGATGGCGATCAATTTCTGCTCTGCCAGAGCCCGAGTCTGATCATTCAAGACTACCAGATCTCCCAGCTTCGCCTTTGTGGCATTTTCGATCAGCTCGGATTGGAGATCGAACTCCAGATTGATTTTCTGAAGCTCAAATGATGTCTGTCCGAAAGCAGCATTTAGAGCGATGGCCCTCTCCAGCTCTATCTTGGATTGAGCAACAGCAGCATTCCTGATTTGCAGAGCATCCGCTTCCTCCGCTGCTGCATTCGCTGCTTCCACTCTAGCCGAAGCCGCTTGCGCCTCCCGCTCTGCGATCTCCTTAGTTGTCGCTTTCAGGATGTTGAAGAATTTCGCCTCCAGAATCAGATCTTCCTCAGAGATTGTTGCTCCCCCTTGGCGAGCAAGGATGATTTGCTGGAGCACCCGAATAGCCTGAGCCTTCCCAAGCTGGAGCTGAGCATCAGTCGCTTCCTGCACATGGGATGTATCTTCGATCAGCTGCCTTGTGACCTCTTTCGCTTCCTCTCTGTTTCTCCTCATGGCTCTCAGCAGGAAGAAGAATGCTGTAGCAAGAGCAGCAACTCCGAGCAGAACAAGCCCAGCGGGTCCAAGGGCGATCTGAAGATTCAGAAGAGCAGCGCTCAGGGAGACAGCATGAGTTGTCGCAAAAATCAGAGAAGATCCCCAAGTGAAAAAGGCTACAGAGAGAGCAATGATCTTGGGAGCGGCAAGAGCTAATTGGATCAGAACAAGAGCCGCAGCGAGAGACAGAAGAAGATCGATAAGGAGCCCAGCATTCTGTGCCAGAAATTCCATCGCCGGAACAAGGACTTTGAGGATATTCTGCCCCGCTGTGATCGCAGCATCCCCGAAAGTTTTTGTGGCAACTCCGAGCCGCTCAAAGGGAGCCTGAAGCTGCTTCTCGGCGACTTCCTCTGTGATCCCTCCAGCCTGCCGCAGAGCCTTCTCATAAGCCCGGATCTGCTCCGATGCTCCAATGAGGGGATTGATGACTCCCTGGATCCGAGCTGTAAATCCGAGCTGCTGTAGAGCTGCGACCCGAGTCTCATCTCCCATGTCTTGAAGAGCATTCTCCAGATCCTCAACGATATCAGCCATCGGGAGCATGGCTTTAGTTGTCGTATCGAAAATTGCAATCTCCAGATCCTCATATGCCTCTGCATTATTAACAGCCGCAGATGTCATGATCCGGATGACTCGGGCTAGGCCGGAGCCGGCGACTTGGCCCTTGATTCCCTGATCGGCGAAGACAGCCAAAACAGCCACGCCCTCTTCGATATCCTTATTGAAGATCTTCAGGGCAGCTCCGGCCTCAGTCGTCAGGGCAGTAGCAAATTGCTGGACAGTCGCATTGGCGATTGTGTTGGCCTTCACTAAGACATCTGTGACCCGAATCAGATTCTCAATATCCTGAGCTGTCCTCCCTGTCCGGAGGCCCAATGCGCTCTGGGCATCTGTGGCCAGATCTGTCGCTGTGGCCATGTTGAACATTCCGGCCTTAGCGAAATTCGCCACAGGAACAAGAGCCCCAAGAGATTGCTCGGCATTCAATCCGGCTGAGGCCAGGAAGAAGAATGCCTCTGCCGCTGCTGTGGCTCCAATATTGAACTCGACTCCGACCATCCGAGCAGCTTCGGAAAGCCGATTCCTCATCAGATCATCCATGTCCTCCATGATGGCCAGGGAGGCAGTCATGGCCCCTTCAAATTCCCCTGCCGCATTTGTTGCTGCTCTGATCGCTATGAAAGCAGCAAAGGCTCCCGCAAGCCGGAGCATTGTTTTTGTGGCCGTTGCTCCGGCCTTATTCATAGTCTGGAGGGAGCCTGTTACACGAGCCGATTCCGCCCGCATCTGCCGGCCATCAAGAACAAGCCCAAGGGTGGCAATGTCTACTCCGCCAGCTCCGCCTTGCATCTATTTCTTCTCCGGCCAGGGAGGGTGTATTCTCGGCTCATCCATATCCTTCGCTTCCTCTTCCGCATCCCCTGGAAATCGAGTCGCCATGTCGATCTGAAGCAGCCCATGGACTTCATGCGGCTCCAGTCTGATATCCATCAAGCGGCTCCAAGCTTCAATGTCAGCATATCGGATCGGATTCAATCCAGACATCCCAGCGCTTCGGGAAATGGCCAGCTCATCATAGTAGCCCAACAAATAATCCAGACTCTCGGGAAAGTCCGGAGCCTCCAGCATTTCAATCGCTCCAGCATGCCCCCGAGCTGCGAGATTTTCTAAGCTGACCCGGAGAGGGGCAGCCCCCTCTCCGGATCCCTCAACTTTGTCCAGACGCGATTCATGTCGGACATAATCGATCAGACTGAGGAGCTGGCCCCTGTAAAAGCCTCATGATCCTCAATCGCAGCTTCGACTTGCTCCAAGATGTAGCCGAAGCCATCCAAAACGATCTTGATATTCTCCCGAGTAGAGGGCAGCTCCACTCCTGATTTATAGAAGCCCTCCCACTCCAAGACACAGCCCGAGATCACTTCCAAGCGCTGCTTATGGAGAAGCTCTCCTGTGATCTTTGTTGTGCGCCTCTTCACAGCCTTTGTTGTCTGAGCATGAGTGAGCTTTCGATAGAGTTTCGAGTAGCTCCCGGCGACCTTCATTCGGACAGGCTTCCGCTCCGAGCCATGGCCATAGAGCATGGCCTCTCCCTCAATTCCGACTAGCTCAATCCATGCCCCCACTTCCTCCAATTCTGAAACTGGAGAAGCTGTGTCGAGATCGAATCCTCCCTGATCCGGAGGAGTCTCTACTGCTGCCTTCGCTGTCTCATCCATCTTCCTGCTCCCTTTGAAAAGTCTCGCGCCCCCGACTAACATGACACGCCCTTCAGCCGGTCAGGCAACTCATCCCCAGCTTCCGGCAATGCGAAGACGCGAGACAGTTTTCATTTGCCTTCTTTCACTAACTCACTCCAAGGATCCGCATGCAGAATCCCCGGAGTGTCCTGCTATCAAGTCTCTGTCGAGATGCTGATCATCGTCGGATCTTTTGTCGCTGTCACAGGCTGGACTCCGACCATAAAGGGAAGAGTCTCAAGCATCGCTCCATCTGCCCCGAGAGGAGCATCCACCCCTGTGAATTTCAGGAGGGGGAGGAAGAAGCTCAAAGCTCCCTTCGGAACTCCAGTCGGCTCCTCCAAAAGAATGTGAAGCTCAAACTCAGTCTCAGCATCGAACTCCGAGAGTCGATCAAGATCATTCCTCAGAGCTGTGATCGATCCAGACATCACAGCCTTCCCATCGAAAACATCGGGGGTGACTGTGCTGCCGATCACAGGAAGGCCAGCCATCCCGAGAGCCAGAGTGAGAGAGAATGCTGTAGCGTCGATCAAAGCCTCTCCTGCTAGGCTGATCTGAGCATCAACAAACACAAGCCCAATGGACTCCGAGAGAGTCGGATCTGTGTAGAAGGGAGAGGATCCTGTGGCCAGCGGATCCTGCGAAGCCCCCACAACAGGGAAATCAATGATGGCCATCCCATCAGGAGTTCCTGTGAGCGTGAAGCCATCGAAGCGATTCCCTCCGAAGAGAGCAGACTGATCGATATCGATCATGTACTCTTCGATTGTGAAGGATCTTTTGGTTGGGACTGGCGGCTGAATGAGCTTCTTCAGGATCGTCAGAGTGAATGTCGCATCCGGAGCTGCATCCACAGTCAGAGGAGTCCCCTGGACTGAGACTGTCGAAGCCGTCACAGCAGCGACAAGGAGATTGATGTCATTGTTCGCAGCTGTTGAATGGCCTGTGAGCCTCACAACATCTCCGACTTTCACTCCCTCTGTGATCCAAGATCCTCCCGCAGCGATGATCTCGAAAGCTGTGGTTGTGATGGAAGTCATCTCGGCTTCTGTGATTGCCACAGCAGCCACGAAAGTCCCTCTCAACGTGGCTTCAAAAAGTGTGTCAAAAGAATTCACAGAAAGATCGCAGGGATAATTCCCGCCAACGCTCCGAGATCCCAATCTTCCGATTGGAGTCAGGAGCTCTTCCC